AGAGGTCTGATGCTAAGTCGTCCTCGATAGCCGTCATGAGGTTGTCGATCAGTAGCATCTTGCAGCCGTATTGTTTAATAGCCATTTCCAGTGTTTCCAGTATCGTCTCGTTTTCGGTGTCTGCCGATTCAATCACGGCGTTATCGTAGATATAACAGTGCTCGTCGTACCAGTCATGAATGAGTTCGAGTGCTGCGGCGTCTACGAGGTAGTTGTCAAAGCCGAGCTCAGAGGTTAATACGTTGATGTATTCGCGCCCTGCACACTGGCGGTCGAACCACTCTTGAAAGGACCAGTCCGGAAGCTCTCCGGAATAGCAGAACGCATCGAGGCCCTGATTAACGCCGTTTACGATGAATTGCGAGCCGAGTGTGGACTTTCCGAGCCCTCTCTCGCCCGTCAGGATCACGAGCTGACCGAAATAGAATCCGCCTATCAGCTTATCGAGCTGAGATATTCCAGTGCTGACCGCTTCCATTTCCGCCATGTTCTTGCTTTCGACCTTGCTGAGCTTTTTGATGCGCTTACTGTCCACTATGACGGCATTGTTTACGGCGTCTCTTACTGCCTGTTTTCCGTGCCGTGTGAGGATTTCATTGGCGTCCTTGCAGTCTAGGTAATCTTCCGTCCTAACGTGCTTTACAACGCCGTGAAAGCGTTTCTGCATCTCATCCAGTAGGGTGATTCTGCCCTTTTCATGGTCGCCGAATACTATCAGCGTCTCGAACTTTCCGAGAAAGTCCCAGCAGTACGGCACCCACGTAAAACCATTGCACCCTGTCGGAACACTGACTGCATTAATGTCTCCGCCGAAAGCCTCCGCAACGCTCAGGGAATCTATCTGGCCTTCCGTAAGCACTAATGTCTTGTTGCGCTCCGCGTCGCATCTGTCCATACCGAACAATATCGGCTTGCAGTCGCTCTCGGCCCACTCCTTGTTTTTATCCTTCTTTTTGTCGAAGTCGGCCTTGCGGTATTTCACGTACTGCAATTTTCCGAACTCATCGAAGAACGGGAACACGAGGATGTTGTCGCGGTCCTTCTGGGTCGTTATTCCGTATCTCTCCGTGATCATCTGTGAGATGCCCCTGTTCTCCATGTAGGCGACTGCGGGAGCTCTCACGATCGGGCGCGGGTAGCGGCTCAGGTCCTTATAGCGTTTCCGTCTGTTGAAATACTCGTCGACATCATTCCCGAGCGAGAAATTAAAGTCTCTGGCTAACGTGATCATGTTGCCCTTGGCTCCGCAGGAAGCTCTCAGGCACTTAAACTGGCCAGTGCGCAGATTAATCGCGAACGTGTTTTTGTCGTCGGTCTTGTTCCGGCAGTACGGGCAATACTTGAATTGCAGTTCGTCACCCCTCTGCTGGTACTTGATATGCTGCTCTTGTCCGAATCGCTTGGCGTCATCGGGATCAAACTCATAAATATTCATTTATAGCCCCATCCTTCCTCGTCGTCAGTATCGTCGTTTTCAGAAAAAGCCGAAGGCATATATTCTTCTTTCTTTATAGTGCCTTCCTTAGTGTCTTGTTTATGTTCGTCAGCGTTTCGCGCGTGTTCCGCTTTTTTTTCGTCGGTGTTCCGCTTAGTGTTTCGCGTATCCTGATAAAAGCCGTAGTTTATCACGGTTATCAGTGTTCCGTTGCTGTTCCGCTTTGTGTTGCACATCTGTTCCGATTTTAGGACATCTAGGAAACGCTTTACTTTGCTGCGCGACCAGCCCCATCTTTCAGCCAATTTTGTAAGGCTTGTCATGTGCTGACCCTTGCCGACTGTGATTAACTGACCCTCAAACAGGATTTTCTTTTCTTCGTGATTCGCCAACATTAGCAAATCGAGCCATGCCTGTGCTTTGCCGTATGGCTTCTCTTGCCATATCCAGTGCTCTCGGATGTCCCTATATACTTTGATATATCCTTTATCCGTACTCACCCCGCTCTAGCCTCTCTTTCATGTCCCGATACAATATCTCCTTGATTAACTGCCCGCTTGTCTCTGCTTTGCAGAATATTGGGCGGAGATTGTAACGGGCCGTCCACGCCGTAAGCGATGCCAGGAACGCCGCAGGATTGTATCTGCTCTTGTATCGGTGCTTGATGATTCCTTCGTAGGTGGCATTTTCTACGAGTAGATAGATTACGGAGTTGTTGGAAGCTGCTCGCTCCATTTCTCGACGGAAGCGGTCACGTCCGCGAGTGAAACACATCGCAAGCTCATCCAGTGACATTTTCCGCTCTATCGCACATGTGGGCTTTACGGCCTGTGCCGTGTCGTATGTATCGGAACCATTAACAGTGATCATTCCGCAGTAGTCTCCATAGTTCAGCGTCGCCCGTTTGTATGGAACGCCAAAGGACTTATATCTCTCGACTGCCTTTGGCGTCGCCTGCTCACGGTTGTCTACGAGGATCTGGAACGTGCTGAGTGCTTCCGTTACCTCGAAGTGGTCCATATCATTCCCAAGGGGCCTTTTCGTCTGTGCCGTCCGGAAGATTCACAAAGTCGTCGATTGTCTGCGCGTTCTTCTGAACAATGACATCATCGGGGAATCGAGTAATTTTGCCGTTGCGGACGTCATCGGCAACACAAGACCACTTCATCTTTGTATTGCTGTATACCTTATCTCCTTTTGACGACTGTTTGATGTGGAACACTCCGCCGATCATCTTCCCTTTGATCTTCTTGACGTCGCCGTCGAACACAAAACCGTTGTTGGAATCTTCGAGATCTCCGAAGAAAGTATTCCACTTAGTCCAGATCCAGTCCGCGCAGCCATCGGTCGGAACGGTGAGATAAAATACAGCATCATAAGGCCAGTTCTTATCCTCATTCGTATTGGCTTCGTACTGCTTGTTGTAGAAGTTACGGTACTCTCCCTCTGCGATGTCAAAATAGATAGCGACCTGCGGGCCATAGCTTCCGGTTTCCTCTTTGGCTCCGAGGATCTTGACGACATATGCGCCTTTCGGAAGATGCTCAAAGTTTTTTCTGCGTTTGGATTTGTCGTATGTAGGTAATGCCATGTGTTTAGTCCTCCTTAGTATTGTTTTAATAATCTTCTAATGCCTTAATCACGATCATAATGTCGTTCGGAATACTATTCTCTTCAATCGCTCCCATAGGCGTTTTCGCTGTGCTGTGGTCTGCATGTGTCTGGAACTTGTATTCACCGCCGTTTGCAGTCGCATAGAGCACGGTTGTCAACTTGCTTTCTACGTTCAGCTTGTCGAGCTTCTTTCCGGAAGTCTTAATGCGGGTGAACGTATACCCGTCATCCTCTTTCTGGGTCTGCGAGTGGCACAGAACAATAACAGTCAGGTCGTCGCGCATCGTGTTGATATAGTTCAACAGATCCCACACACACTGGGCCAGGTCCACCCACTTGTCATAGCCTTTTTCCCTCATACGCTCGACTTCATCCGCTACCATGATGCCGTTGAGCGTATCGATCACGACGGTTTTAAACGTGTGCGCCTTTGTTTTCATATCTTCCGTGAGAACGGTCGCGTTCTTTCCGAGAATCTTCTGGTATGCTGCATATGTGCCGTTGTCGCAGTTCAGCCAAGCAAGGGAGCGCATAACTTCGTTTTTGTCGTCCGTCCTGTAATAGTTGCCGTTCTCGGTGCTGTACTGTTTACGCCATCCTTTCCATGACAGCCCTTTTTTATCGCAGTCAATATAGAATGTGGTCGCAGGATCCAGATTGCGGAGTGATGTTGTTTTTCCGCTTCCGGATTCGCCCATGATTCCAATTACTTTTGCCATATCTATCTCCTTTCTATTTATTCCCTTTCCTGCTCATAACCTCGTGCTCTACGGAAGAGGCGGGGTTGTACGGATAATGCACTCCGTTTGTGTATGTCTTGCGGTCCTTTTTGAACGGGCACGGCTTGCGGTCGCAGGTGGATGTCAGCACCGTGCAGGCGCCCATAACGCGCGCAAAGCATTTGTCGAGAGGGTCGCCGCATTGCGGGTTAAGTTTGATAGCCATTAGAGCACCTCCCCGATCTCGTGTGCGGTGATGTACGTGTCCACGTCATCTTCTTCGAGGCAGTCGTCACATATGATGTAATCGCGCCCCAGCAGGCTAAAGTGTTTGTAGTAGTCCGTCGTGATAGGCTCTCCGCAAAATGAGCAATGCGGAAGCTTCTTTTCTTCGCGGGCGATGTCCGCATCTTCGCGGTCGAAGTCGGCGTAGGGATCATTTGAACGGAAGGTCATTTTCTGTCACCTCCTCATCCTGTTCGTCGATTTTCGGCTCGTCCTTTTCGAGCAGTTCCGCAAGGTCCTCAAAATACTGCTGGGCGATTCTTGCATCCCATGCGATGTCAGTAATCTGTCCGCTAAGTGCCCCTGCGAGGGTGATTCGTGCATGTGCCTGTGGAATAGTGCCGAGCGTGTTGACTGCTGCGGCGATGTCGGTCAGCTTCTCCAGTTTGGAAAGGCTGTAATCGATAAGTTCTAATAGTTCGGGTGTAGATTTGTTTGCCATGTGGTATAATCTCCTTAGTGATATTTATATGTTGCTTGCCCCCGTGGATGTTGCCGCATCCTGTGGGGCTTATTTTGTGTCGTGTCCTAAAACTGCCGCGCATGTGCAGACCGTCACCAGTGCGATGATAAACGTAACCATCGCCCGCCAGTCGTCGCATACGCTGTCGATCGTGCATCCGCATAAGAGCCACGCTATCACGCAGATTATTCCGACTGCTTTCTGCATTTCTGCCTCCTTTCGAGCAACCTGCTAAATGTGACTTGACATGTATTACTGCTTTTTCCAAAGACCTCTCCGATCTCTGCCCACGTCTTTCCGTCCTCGCGTAGCTTGAACAGCATTTCGATGTCCTCTTCACTCCAAAGAATGTGGTCCATGCGGGATTCGAGTATGCCGAAATAAATCATCCGCTGAACTTTGGATGTGACGGAGTTTTTAGTTACGCCCAGCTCGCGTGCGATCTCCGAGTAAGTCAGCCCCTG